TGCCATCTTTTCTTCCAACTTTCCTTGGCGTTGGTAGAGAGATGGAAGAATGTGGCTCCGTTCGTGGATGATGCGCTCCTCTTGTTTGCCGATGTCCTCAATCATTTGTTCCTCAAGACGCTGAAGACCTTTCCTTTCGTCTACGATCGCGGCCAACTTGTCCTTCATGATGGCGACCTCGTCGCTGATGTTGTATGCTTGGCGAAGCAATTGGCTCAATACCTTGCTCAATTGCGATTTTCCGGCGAGATGTTGCGCTATTTCGGCCACATCACCGTCCAAACTGATTGTTCTCGTTCTGTCTTTGCCCCTTGGATTTGGTTTTCTGCCCATGTCCCTCCTACAATTTCCCTTTATTTATTATTTATTCATTTAATGAGAGAGAGAGAGAGAGAGAGAGAGAGAGAGATGAAATACCCAGCGCGCTCCTTGGGGATCATGGCAAAGAGCGATTCTTTCTTCATTCGAGCGACTGTGACATCTGCTGGCGGCAACTTCGCCCAAACTGAAATCCCCTTGGGATCCTATGTGGATGCCTTGGGCAAATCTGTGCTCCGCATACACAACATCGCTGTGCAAACCTACCCCACCGTGATCGGTCAAGACTGGGTCGTGCCAACCAACACCCAAACGAACCTATCCTACCAACTCACCACACAGTCTCAAACCGCCTTGGTTGATGCCACTAACAAATCCGTTGTGGCATGTGGCCGCCTAGACATCGCAAACGATGGTTCTGGCACAGGCTACACCTTCCTGTCTCAGGATTCTGACATCCTCCCACAGATGTGGGAAAACGGGTATCTCATTGCCGTTGAGGAGTTGTATCTCGGTGGCGACGCTGATGCACAGATGGCAACCGGAACCGTCACGATCGTGATGGAATGCACCGTTGAAACTCTCTCTCAGAACGCGGCCATGGCTCTTGCCCTAAGCCAACAATGAGGCGAGCCACTTGACGCCCGATGAAAAACTGCTTTTGGCTGCACGCCTTCGTGTGCTTGCTGATAGCCTCCTCGTCCCCACAGCGACCCTCACAGGTCTGCCCCCGTCCATCGTCCAAGGGTTCGTTGAGGGGACCACTACGGGCGCTGTAGCGGCGGCCAAGGCACCAAAGAAGAAGAGGTCCACCGCGTACGCTCGCAAATACAAGGCGGCGTTCAAGCGCGTGTCATCCAAATACAAACTCAAGAACGGCAAGTGGAAGGCCAACGGCTTCAAGCGAGCCGTCAAGGAAGCCCATCGCATAGCCGGAGGGAAGAAGCGATGACGAACACCATCAGAATTGACATGCTGGCAGGTGCGACGGAACGCCTGATCATTGACGACGGCCGTTTCACATCAGGCCAACGCATTGATTCATTGGCGGTGATCGGTGCAAATAACGGGGCGATCCCAGCCACCGTGGTTCTCCATTACAACCCCATTCCACCAGCCAACATTGATTTGAGCGATGGAAACCAAATTGGATGGGGTCTGTGGAATACCGATACCACAAACGGAGAACGGCTGTTCACTTTGATTGACCCAAACCACGTCATCACCCAGGAACTCTTCGTCACGTCGCTTGACGGTGGATGTGGAATCATGATCACGACCGACACGGTCTCTCTCACCGAGGCGGAAGGTGTTCTTCAATTGGTGAAAGCAAAACGGCAAGGTGAATGATCATGGAAGAAAGCCCAATTGAGAAATCTACGCGTACACAGCGGTTTGCATCGTGGTTGATGGAACGAGAGGAGCGACGGGAAGCCAAAGAGTCCAACCTTGAGGGGTTGATCCGCCTGAATGTGCTTGTCTCCTTTCTCACTCTCGCTTTGGTCGGTGGGTTTTCGGCTGTTCAAACTGCTGTCTCAATGATCCCTTATCTCTGATTACCGGATTTCGGGGAGAGCTTTGTCGGAAACCGACATCAAAGTGGATAGCAATGGTCGCAAATCCACAAATCAGGCTCAACAAACCGCACCACACCGCGCATGAATCCGAGGATTGGCGCTTTCAGCAAGAACGGTTTTGCGTCACGATCAGTAAAGCCACACTTTGCACAGGTTCTCATTTCTTCACTTCCGGAAGAAAGAGTTGGTTGTAAGGATCGCGGAAATAAACGGACAAAATCTTCCCCGAGTTTGTGATCCTGATATGTCCGACGGCCCGACCTGCAACCCAAATGGTTTCGTGATGGCTTCCTTCGGTCATTCTTCCCCCTCCATGGTTGCGATTTCTTCCAATACTTCGTGAAGTTGGTTGGAGGTCGTTTGAAGTTGTGATGCTTTCCGCCGTGAAGTGGTCGGGTCGATGGCTTTTTTGTGTTCCATCTCAAGCCTTGCCATCTTTTCTTCCAACTTTCCTTGGCGTTGGTAGAGAGATGGAAGAATGTGGCTCCGTTCGTGGATGATGCGCTCCTCTTGTTTGCCGATGTCCTCAATCATTTGTTCCTCAAGACGCTG